TGAGAAGAGATCATGTTAATTATGACCTATGGAAGAAGCAAGGATTCCTAGAAACCACTGAGGGTAATGTGGTGCATTACGGTTTTATCGAAGCCTTTATTGAGGAACTTGGCATGAAATACAATATCAGAGAAATAGCCTTTGACCGTTGGGGCGCAGTACAAATGGTACAAAACCTTGAAGGTCTTGGCTTCACTGTTGTTCCTTTTGGACAAGGATTCAAAGACATGAGCCCACCTACCAAAGAACTAATGAAACTTACTCTTGAGCAAAAATTAGCGCATGGTGGTCACCCGGTACTTCGCTGGATGATGGATAATATTTTTATTCGAACTGATCCTGCCGGTAACATTAAGCCTGACAAAGAAAAATCAACTGAAAAGATTGATGGCGCTGTGGCTACGATTATGGCTCTTGATAGGGCTATAAGAAATGGTAGCAATGTAGGGTCAAGTGTTTATGATGAGAGAGGGATATTGATAATATGATACTTAATTGATGTATTTTCCAAAAAAGTGTATAATATATAAGTAAATCCTCGTAAATTACTGTAGAAAAACGAGTAACTTTGGAGGTACATATGAGCATTAATAAATATCAGCTGACCCCTTCTGTCGATCCAACTCAGGAATTCGTAGAGATAGCCTATGATTTTTCAAACCCACTTGATATTGTACGGGAAGGCTTAAGCAATGCATTTGATGCAGGAGCAACGAAAATCGAGATTCTATTTAGTGTAATTAAACAATATGGTGAGAAAGTTCTTATTACAACAATAAAGGACAATGGCCACGGTATGAATCGTGACGGATTACAAGCATTTTTTGACTTGGGTAATTCAACACGCCGTGGAGATGATTCGAAGATTGGTGAAAAAGGTCACGGAACTAAAGTGTACCTTAATAGTTCTTTGATTGAAGTGGAAACAATAAATGATGGGATTCGTTACTACGCAGTTATGGATAAGCCAATAAAAAAGTTACACGACCACACAATACCTGACATATCAGTAACTGAGGAACGCAGTTCAGAAGAAACCGGTACAAAAATTACTATAACAGGATATAATAATAATCGCCGCGATAGGTTTACACATGAATGTTTAAAGGATTATATTCTTTGGTTTACAAAAATGGGATCGATAGAGAAGGAGTTTAATATTACTACAAATCAAGATGTGGTGTTAACTTTAAAAGGCGTTGATAGGAAAGAACCAGAGGTTATTAAATTTGGTCATGTCTTTCCTAATAATAGCAAAAGCGTGGCACTTCTTTTTGATGAGTACTTAGCTGAGGCGCCAAAATGGTTTTGTAAAAAAATAGTGAAAAGCGGAAATCTAGAAAACTTCCCCGAAATTCGTTATGACGCTGTATTTTGCATAGAAGGAACAAGGGTAAAATATTCATATAATCCAATGATACGTCGCAGTGGATATTCTGCGCCATCAGGAGCCTACACCATTCAAGAACGGTATGGGCTATGGCTTTGCAAAGATTACATACCAATCCAAAAGAAAAACGAGTGGATAACCCAGAAGGGTTCTGAGTACACTCGATTTCATGCGTTTATTAATTGCCAAGATTTACGATTGACAGCTAATAGAGGCTCTATTGATAATACTCCCTCAGAGATTATAGATGATCTTCGTAAGGCAGCCACCAGTATTTATGAAGACATCATACAGGGAGATGATTGGAGAAACTTGGATTGGCTTGAAAATGAAGCCGTTTCATACAACACTATACAGAAAGAGAAGAAAGATTTTAATTGGAGATTGAATAGGCTTAAATCAACGAGAGTTGCTGATTATAAAGGTGTCCGGCTGGTTGAACCGACTCAAGAAAGTGGTGTTTTCGCTATGTTCATGCAACTTAAAGCTATCGATCCCAACATGTTTCCTTTTACTGTGATTGATTATGATACACACGTCGGAATAGATGTAATTGTTAAAGCAAACGATAGTATCCCTATAAAAACATCTAAATTATACTATGTGGAGTTTAAAAATTATCTAAAAAAAGAATTTAACCATTCTTTTGAAAATTTGCATAGCATTATTTGTTGGGATATAGACACTAGAATAACTAAAAACGGTGATGAAGTTAGTGACATAGCGCAAGAAAAAAGAACATTAAAAATAATCCCTCCCGCTAAAGAAGGAGATTATACAAGATTTTTCCTTGATGCTGTAAGAAGTGATAGAAAAATTGAAGTTATAGTTCTAAAACAATATCTGGAAGAAACGGCAGGAATTAAATTTAGACCCAGAACAGAGTATGATTATATTTGATAAGAATACAAGATATATGTGCAAATGCAACAAGGCATCTATCGCAGGATGGATGCTTTTTTTATGCCCATGTTTGAGGAGGTGGTTTATATAAATCCATTCAAGAGACTCTTTCGCTCACGAGACAAGCCTAAGAATAGTTTAAGCAGAAGTCGATATAATTTTCTTTTTGGTGGTACTACTAGCGGCAAAACGGTAAACGAGCGAACAGCTATGCAGACCACAGCAGTATATGCCTGTGTAAGGATATTAGCCGAAGCAATCGCTGGATTGCCTTTACACGTTTACCGCTACCGCCTGGATGGTGGAAAAGAACGAATTGCACAGCACCCTTTGTACTACCTCCTCCATAACGAACCCAATCCCGAGATGACTTCATTTGTGTTCCGAGAGACACTGATGAGTCATCTTTTGCTTTGGGGCAACGCTTACGCGCAGGTAATACGGAATGGGAGAGCTCAGCCCATAGCCCTCTATCCCCTGCTGCCGAATAAAATGGAAGTCAGCCGTGCGTCAAACGGTGAGCTGGTCTATACCTATCGAAGAGATTTAGAGGAAAGCAGGCTTAACCCAAGCAGCGAAACGGTGAAACTCCGGCGGGATGAAGTCCTGCACATCCCGGGCCTGGGCTTTGACGGGCTTACTGGATACTCTCCTATCGCCATGGCCAAGAATGCGATTGGAATGTCGCTAGCAACCGAAGAATACGGCGCGTCTTTCTTTGCCAACGGCGCAAACCCAGGTGGTGTGTTGGAGCATCCAGGTGTGATTAAGGACATACAGCGGGTCAAAGACAGCTGGAACAGCGCATACCAGGGCAGCAGAAATGCCCATAGAATTGCCGTGCTGGAGGAAGGTATGAAGTTTCAGGCCATCGGCATTCCTCCGGAACAGGCTCAGTTTCTTGAGACACGTAAATTCCAGATAAATGAGATTGCCCGGATCTTTCGTGTACCTCCGCACATGGTAGGTGATCTAGAGAAATCCAGCTTCTCAAATATCGAACAGCAGTCGCTGGAGTTTGTGAAATATACGCTAGACCCCTGGGTTGTACGCTGGGAGCAGAGCCTTCAGCAGTCACTTCTCCTGCCATCTGAAAAGAACTCAATCTTCATTAAGTTCAATGTGGACGGTCTGCTGCGCGGCGATTACCAAAGCAGGATGAACGGATACGCAGTCGGGCGTCAGAACGGTTGGCTGTCGGCCAACGACATCCGGGAGCTTGAGGACATGAACCGCATCCCCGCCGAGGAGGGCGGTGATCTGTATCTGGTCAACGGCAATATGCTCCCGCTTTCACAGGCGGGAAGTTTTTATCAGAAGGAGGCGAACAGCCAATGAGGAAATTCTGGAACTGGGTACGAGATGAAACCACAGGTGAACGTACCCTCTATCTCAACGGAGAAATATCTGATGAAACATGGTACGGTGACGAGGTGACTCCCAAACTGTTTAGAGACGAGTTGTTGGCGGGCACTGGCGACATTACCCTATGGATCAACTCGCCCGGCGGAGACATTTTTGCAGCTGCTCAGATCTACAACATGCTGATGGATTACAGCGGTAATGTGACCGTGAAGATTGACGGTATAGCGGCAAGCGCCGCTTCAGTTATCGCTATGGCAGGCGGCGATGTATATATGTCGCCGGTGTCCATGCTTATGATCCACAACCCTTCGACCATTGCCATCGGAGACAGCGAGGAAATGCTCCGCGCAAAGGCCCTGCTGGATGAGGTCAAGGAGAGCATAATCAATGCCTATGAACTGAAGTCCGGCCTTTCACGAACAAAGATATCCCATCTCATGGACGCGGAAACATGGATGAACGCGTATAAGGCAATTGACCTTGGCTTTGCCGATAAAATCCTGTTCACGGAGAGAGAAGAAAACACTCCCTTGGACACTGGACAAAGCCTCATATTCTCTCGTGCAGTGGTATATAACTCCCTGCTCGAGAAAATTCCCAAGAAGACAAAACCGAAAACAGGTACCCCGATAGAACTGCTGGAAAAGCGGCTCTCTTTAATCTCACACTAATTTGAAGGAGGAACATTCTAATGAGCAAAATACTTGAACTGCGTGAAAAACGCGCCAGAGCATGGGATGCCGCCAAAGCATTCCTCGACTCGAAGCGCGGAGAGAATGGACTTCTGTCCGACGAAGATACCGCAACCTATGAAAAGATGGAAAACGACGTGGTTGCTCTGGGCAAGGAAATCGAGCGCCTTGAGCGCCAGGCTGCCATCGACCTGGAACTCTCCAAAGCTACCAGCAACCCAATTACAAATGAACCCACAAAAGGCACCGAGGAAAAGACCGGACGGGCATCCACTGAATATCGGAGATCTTTCTGGAGCGCTATGCGTACCCGTGCCGGGGAAGGCCTTGATCCGAACGTAAAAAATGCCCTGCAGATCGGTACCGATTCCGAGGGTGGATATCTTGTGCCTGACGAATACGAACGTACCCTTGTGGAAGCACTCGAGGAAGAAAACATCTTCCGTACCCTTGCCAATGTCATTACTACCTCCTCCGGTGATCGAAAGATACCCATTGTTGCAAGCAAAGGTACGGCATCGTGGATTGACGAGGAAGGTACTATCCCCGAGAGTGATGACAGCTTCGGGCAGGTAACCATCGGAGCATATAAGCTGGGAACTCTCATCAAGGTTTCCGAGGAGCTTTTGAACGACAGCGTGTTCCCGCTTGAATCGTATATTTCCAAGGAGTTCGCTCGGCGCATCGGCAACAAGGAAGAGGAATCCTTCTTTACCGGTGACGGCTCCGGTAAGCCTACGGGCGTTCTCGCCGCAACCGGAGGAGCTCAGGTGGGCGTTACCACAGCCAGCGCAACGGCAATTACCATCGATGAGGTGCTCGACCTGTTCTACAGCCTCAAAGCGCCCTACCGCAACAGAGCGGTATTTGTCATGAACGACTCAACAGTCAAGGCAATCCGAAAGCTGAAAGACGGTCAAGGCCAGTATCTGTGGCAGCCCTCCGTTCAGGCAGGTACTCCCGACACTATTCTCAATCGTCCGCTGTACACCTCGTCATATGTGCCTGCTATTGAAGCATCCGCTAAGACCATTGTGTTCGGCGACTTCAGCTATTATTGGGTAGCCGACCGTCAAGGCCGCGTATTCAGGCGCTTGAACGAGCTGTTCGCTGTCACTGGGCAGGTAGGTTTCATCGCCACACAGCGAGTAGACGGTAAGCTGATACTGCCGGAGGCTCTCAAGGTACTCCAGCAAAAAGCCTAACGGAGGTGTGACATGGGTTACAACATAAAGAACTACACCGAGCAAGGCGGTGAAAAAACCGTTATTGGCGGAACGTTGGAAATAAAGGAAGGAGCCTTGGTAACGGGGCTCTCCGCCAACCCCCTTCTCGTGGCAACTGAGGAGACTCTCGGCGGAGTAAAAGCCGCTGCTGCCGGTGAGGACGATGCCGTCGAAGTGAAAATCGGCGAAGATGGTAAGCTATATGCTCCAGCATATCCTACCGATGCTACAGAATCGGTCTCCGGACTGGTAAAATCAGCTGCAAATCAAGCTGACAGCATAGCTGAGGATACAGCCGCACTTGTCACGGACTTCAATGCACTACTCGCAAAGTTAAAATCGGCTGGCCTAATGACAGCAGACGAAGAATGACCGGAAGGAGGCGGACTGCATGGCGGTATCAGATAATCTTCTTCCAAAGGTGAAAGCAAACCTGATACTCACTCACGATGAGGACAATGAACTCCTGCTGAGTTACATTAAAGCTGCCGTTTCATACGCTGAGAGCTATCAGCATGTCCCGGAAGGACATTACAGCGAAAACCCAATGCCGCCAACCACAGAGCAGGCTGTCATAATGCTGTCGAGCCACTTCTATGAATCCAGAGATGGCTCGACAGCTGGTTTTTACGCCGACAGCGTGCAGGCAGGTCAGCAGGTATGGAATACGGTGAATTTGCTGCTGCGTCTGGACCGGGAGTGGAGTGTTTGATATGGGCCTGGGTAAAATGAACACATTTATTGATATTATCAGCACTGTGCCAGTCAAGGACGAGGATGGTTTTTCCTCAGCAGGCGATACCATCCTCGCTTCCTTAAGAGCATACAAGGAAGACAGGCACGGCAGCGAACGGTGGTCCAACATGGCGGCATTTTCCACAGCCTCTTCCCTTTTCCGTTTCAGAAAGATACCCGAACTGGAAATCACGGCTGATATGTTCATCACCTGCGCTGACGGCCGGTACCGTATACTCAGCGCAGAGGATGTGCGGGGACGTGGGATGTATATAGAGGTTCTGGCTGAGAGGCTGGAGCCATCAGTGAGGTGATACCTATGGCAAGAGTCCGTATAAAGATGCCGGATGAATTCCTCCTCAGGATATCCCGGCTGGGAGACCGTATTGACGTTATCGCGCCAAAAGTATTGGAAGTAGGCGGCAAGGTTGTTCTGACAAAGGTCAAAGGAAATCTGCGCACATCAATCGGAAGAGGAACGAAATACCCGTCAAGAACCACAGGCGAGCTGCTCTCTTCACTCGGCCTGTCGGAAGCCAGGCAGGACAGGGATGGAAACTACAATGTCAAAGTCGGTTTCTCGGAGCCTCGCTCGGACAGTGAGAGCAATGCCAAAATCGCTAATATAATCGAATATGGCAAGCACGGGCAGCCGGCCAGACCTTTCCTCCGACCTGCCAGAACAGCGTCCCGCAAACCTTGCATTAACGCTATGAAAGCCAAACTGGATGAGGAGATAGGTAAGTTATGAGCATTTTACCGGAGCTTAACAACCTCATAACAGATATACCTCTTCCCGTGGAAACCGGCGTGTTTTCGGGCATAGCACCTGACGAGTATGTGGTCATACTTCCGCTGTCTGATATTTTTGAAGTCCACGCAGATAACAGTCCCGGTTATGAGGTGCAGGAAGTAAGGATATCGCTGTTCTCCAAAGGCAACTACCTGCTGAGGAAAAAGCAGATTACGACAGCCCTGCTAAATGCGGATTTCACAATTACAGAGCGCCGGTATATCGGTTATGAGAATGATACCGGGTATCACCATTATGCAATTGACATATCAAAAAACTATAGATTGGGGGAATAAGCATGGCAACCATCGGCCTTGACAGAATGTACTATTCAAAGATAACCGAGGATGTAAACGGTGAGGAAACCTATGCCACCCCGGTTTTGCTTGCCAAAGCCATTACCGCAGAATTATCGGTGGAACTGGTAGAGGCGATACTATATGCCGACGACGGAGCCGCCGAAGTCGTTAAAGAATTCAATAGCGGTACCCTAACCCTTGGTGTGGACGATATAGGTCCGACAGTCGCGGCTGATTTGACCGGTGCTACCACTGATGACAATGGTGTCCTGATTTCTGCAAGCGAGAATGTGGGCGCACCCGTAGCAGTGGGATTCCGGGCAAAAAAGGCTAACGGTATGTACCGCTATTTCTGGCTCTACCGCGTAAAGTTCGGGCTCCCGACGACCAGCCTGCAGACGAAGGCTGATTCCATCACCTTCTCCACACCAACCATTGAGGGAACGGTCATGCGCAGGAACAAACTGGACGGCGCCGGTAAGCATCCGTGGAAAGCAGAGGTCACCGAAGGCGATCCTGGCGTTACTTCGGATACTATCAACAGCTGGTTTTCTGAGGTCTACGAGCCGGTCTACCTGCCGGAACCATAGGAGGAGCAGACAATGGAGATTGACAGAAGCGCCGTCATAAAAATCGGCGGCACACAGTATGAGCTGATACTTACCACCCGTGCCACAAAAGAAATCGCACGGCGCTACGGCGGCCTGGAGAATCTGGGCGAGAAGCTGCTCCATTCCGAAAACTTTGAAATGGCCCTGGATGAGATAATATGGCTGATCACACTGCTGGCAAACCAGTCGATCCTTATCCACAATCTCAAGAACAAGGATAATCCAAAGGATATTTTGAAAGAAGAGGAAGTGGAACTTCTCACCACGCCGCTGGAACTGGCAGCGTACAAGGACGCAATCACAGAGGCTATGTTCAAGGGCACGAAACGCAACATCGAAAGCGCGGAAAGCGTCACCGAAGGTACTGACTCAAAAAACGCGGAATTCGGGTAACAGACAGTGAAGTCTTTACCCGACTTTATTATTACGGCACAGTGCAGATGGGTATGAGCCCAGAGGACTTCTGGCTTATGCCCATCGGACTGTTTCTCGACCTGTGGGCCTGTCATAAGCAGTGGCACGGCATCGAGAAGCCGAAGAAAGTAATCACGATTGATGATATCATCCCTAACGGCATTTGATATATATTGGCAATTGTGATATATTCTTGCCATTAGGGATTATGAGGGAGCACCTATGAAAGTTATAACGATTTGCGGAAGTATGCGATTCGATTCTGAAATGAAAGAAATTGCAAAAGTATTAGAGATTGAGAATAATTTCTGTGTCCTTCAATGTATATACAATGAAGGTAATAAACCTTTCGATAGCGAGACTGTTAAGAAACTTGCGCTAGCACATTATAAAAAAATAGACTTAAGCGACGCAATATATGTTGTTAATATTGACGGTTATATAGGTGAGTCAGTAAAAGAGGAAATTC